CGATGGACTCCGCGTCTTTGAGCGTGGAGGCCATCGCCGTCACCTGGATCCTGGTCTCCGTGTAGGCCACGCCGGAGAGGTCCCGGACGTCCACGTTGCTGATGGTGTTGAGCACCAGGAGCGGATATGTGGCGCCCGGGTCCGGCGTCTGATGGTAGATCCGGTCGGTCACCAGGGCCGTCACGTCGGGGTCGGCCCGCAGGTGGGCGTAGACCGCCTGCCTTGGGGTCACCGTGCCCGTCGCCATATCCGCTCCAACCTCCTCCGGAACTCCTGCTCCATGACCTTCTGGGCCTCCCGGCGTTTGCTGTCAAACGCCGGCCGGAGCCAGGGATGGAGCGGCACCTGGCCCAGGTGTTCGGTGATCCGCCGGACCCGACCGCCCTTGCGCACCCGGGATACCACCCGGACGATGGCGTGGCCGAACTCGACCAGACGGCCATACCACGCATCCTTGTTCGGGCCGATGTGCACGATGACCCGGGAACCGATGCTCTCCCTGGCGATCTCCTTCTCAATGTTCTTGGCCAGGTTGCCGGACCGCTTGTGCTTCAGGGCGTTGGCGACCGCCTCCTGACGGATCACTTCCGCACCGATCAGGGCCACCTCACGCAAGTGCTCACCGGCCATCTCCCTGGGCAGCATATTGAGGGCCTCGCGAATCTCCTGCATGCCCTTTGTGCGGATGGTTACCCGCATCGCGCTCTTGCTCACGCCGGCCTCACCTCCCGGCAGAGAAGCTCCAGCCACCGCCGGCGACCGTCCTTGTCGAGTGCGGCCTGGATCTCCAGTTCCCGGCCGTCGTGACGCACCACCATGCCCGGCTCGATGCCCTTCCGGTAGCGAATGGTCACCCGGTGGTCTGACTGCTGCGCCGTCTGCTGCGCCTCGAAGTAGAGGCGGCCGGTCAAACCCCCCACAGCCGCCCAGACGGTGCAGACGGGCTGCCACTGCAGGGGGATGGGATCGCCCCACTGGTCTTTGCCGCCGGCGTACCGGCCGATCTCGACACGGTGGCGGAGATTGCATGCTGTGCTCACGACCCAGTCACCGCCCTGTAGTCCTCGGCCAGCGTCAGATGGGCTTTGAGCATCTGATAGGACTGCAGCAACTGATCCGCGCTCTGGTCGGCGTAGTCGAAATGGGCCCGGCAGTAAAGGATGACGGCCCGCTTGATTAGTGGGTCCGTCATCGCCTTCGCTTTTGCCGGATCGACGCCGGAGAGGGTCAGATCGGCTACTGCCGCGTCGATCAGACCCTGGATCTCGGCGTCGTGCTCGTTGCCCTCGACTCGGAGAGCCGACCTGACCTCATCCAGCATCAGCCGTCACCTCGCTAGACGATCAGATACACGTCAACGACCTTGCTGTTGAGGCCGCTGCCGAGGGCGATGGTGTTGGACTCCAGCGCGGTAGCACTGGTGGTCACGGTGGGCGCGGTCGACTCCAGTACGTTGTCGCGGTACGCCGCGAGCACGGTGTTGTGGGAGAGCTTGTACGGCAGGCCCAGCTTCTCACCGTACCCGATGGCCGTGGTGGCACCGGTGCCGTCGTGCGCCGGAATGGTGATTTTTGTCACGGTCTTGAACGCTAGATCTCCGGTCACGGTGCCCGCGGTGTTGGCCGTGAACGCGTCCAGGGTCTCAGTGATCGGCTCGTCGGCGTAGTTGGTGCCCTCGATGACCACCTGAACGGCCGCAATATCCCCGGCGGTGCCGCCAGCCGTCGCGGTGATGTTCCTGGGGACGGAGGGCTGGGTGATCCCGGTGGTGATCACCGTCGGGGCCGCCGTCTGCCCGCCCTCGAACGGAACCGCCTCTGTCTCTCCTGTAGCCACAGCCTTGGTGTTCCAATCGCCGCCGGCGGTGCAGGTGAACCCAGACACATCGACCCCGCCCACCGTCTCCAGTAGACGAATGGCGGCCTGTACGGCGGCAGCCGCGTTCTTGCTGGCCGTCGTGTTCGCCAGAGCGATGGTGATGGTGGCAGTCTCATCGTCTGCTGTGACTGCGAGGGTGTCATCCTCGGCGGTGGTCAGAAGCACGCTGAGCGCGTTGGCCGCTGCTCCCAGCGCGGCAGGTGCCGTAATGGTCAGCGTATCGTCCTCGCTGGATGCCGCCTTCACCACGGCACTCGCCGATTTTGCGGGCGTCGTGCAGGCGACAGCGGCATGGATGCCGGCAGTGTCAGCGGCCGTGGCATCGGTGGCGGACACCTGAAAATGGGCGATAAACCCGCGATCACAGACCACGCCGTCAGCGTTGGTCTGGATGGTCTGGCCCTTCTTGTGGTTGTACGGGTACATTTGCAGCCTCCTTTCTGGTCGAGTGCAAGGCGGGGATGAACCCCGCCCGCTGCTACTTCTTCTTGATGAGCACCACGCCGTTGGGATCGGCGAGCTTGCCATCAGCGATCATCGTGGCCTTGCTGATCCACTCGTCGGTGTCCTCGTTGAAATACTGGCGGTAGGTCAACTGCATGTTCGAATTGACCATGTAGTCGCTGAGATTGCAGTAGATTCCGACCACATCACCGGAGGCGGCGTCGTCGATGGACGGCAGGTACTCCTCGACAGGGATTACCTCGCGGCCGAGGAACCGCTCCTGCTGGGTGCCGTCCAGGCCGTAGGTGGTGCGGGCGACGGGCTGGCCGTTGGCGTCCACCATGCCCACGATGTATTTGTTCCAGTCGGCGTCGTTGAGGATGAGCACTGCGCCCCGGCGATACGACCGCGGCATCTTGCCGAGCAGGGCGGTCCACTTGTCGTACTCGCACATGTCGGCCGCACTGATGGAGACCACCTGAGCCGGCGGAATGCTGGTGTCGTTAATGATGCCCAGAGGTTCGCCCTCACCGGAGCCGGAGATGATGCCCTCATCCAAGGCGGTTAGCATGGCCTCGGCGATGTTGTCGGAGATCGTAGCCTCGAACACGGGCAGGGCGACGGTGCCGGCCACCAGGTCCACAGCCACACGGACCTGCAGCTTGTGGTAGCCGAACATGATCGTGCCCTTGACCTCCTTCTTCTGCTTCTCGGCCATCTGCCCGGCGGCCACCCAGGTAGCCTTCGGCTTCGCGGCGGACACCGGGATCTGGACGCCGCCCTGGAGGCCGGTCTTGGTCACCCGGTTCCAAATCTGCCCGTACTCCTCCATCTTCTCAACAATGCGGTTGAGGATGGTGGTCGGGATGACGGCGCCGATGTCGCCAGTACCAGTCGTGGCGTCATCGCGGAACTCCAGGAGGTCACTCTTGACGCCGCGGGTCACGTACTCCATGAACGCATGGCGATACTCGGTGGTGTCGTGCGGGTCGGCTACCCGCTGCTCGGGATTCTCGCGCTTGGTGCTGGCCACCACACGGGTCTGAACGGTTCCGGCCTGGATGCCGGCAGCGATCTGCTTGCGCTCCTCGATGGCCCTAGCTTCCTCATCCAGGGCCTTGAGTTCAGCCTTCAGAGCCTCCAGGTCTACCTTCTCGTCGCCCTCCAACAGGCGGCGAATCTCCAGCTTCCGGGCGTTGATCTCTGCGAGTCGGTTCATATCGGTTCTCCTTTCTCTCTACAGGTAGGTCAGCAGGATCAGCCGCTTACGGAGTTCCTCGGCAGCCTCCGCCGCCCGGCGCTCGGCCTCCGCCTGCGCCACGTACCAGCTCCGAGCGGAAATGTAGGTGTCGTCGTAGGCCGGGATGTCCACGGCGGAGACATCCCAGATCCGCTTGAAGCGGAGGATCTTGCGGGTCCGGGTCTCCTTGTCGTAGGACTCCTCGGCAACAGTAAAGGCGAAGCTCATCTTGTCGATGTCGCCTCGCCTGATGAGCTCGTATAGGTCCCGTCCCGCCGTGGTATTCGCCAGCTTCGCCCTGACCAACAGGCCCTGGTCGTCGGGGATCAACTGCAGAGTCCCGTTCCGAGTCCGGGCCATGACCATGACGCTGTCGCTGTGGTTATACTTGAACGGCACATCGCGCAAATCGGCGGCGTCCAGGGCGCCCTTGACGATGACCTCCTTGTACTGGATGCCGTCGATTTCGAACATGACGGTCGGGCTGTCATAGACGATGGCCCGACCCTCGACGATCATCTCACCTTCGTTCTGGGGCTCCAGGGCCCGGATCTCCGCCATGCGGATCTCCCTGGCCGGCGTCGCCAGCCTCTGCCCCTGCTTGTCCCACTGAGCGAGGCAGACGGCGTAACGCTGCGACTCCTCCGGGAACTCGCTCATCATCGTTGCGTCGGCCATGCAGCGCTTCAGGAACTGATTCTTATTCTCATCCGGCTTGGGCGTCGGCAGCGGCACCGTCATCACCCTCCTTCGCCATCTGATCCGTTTCGTCGGTCGGCCTGGTGTCCAGCCGCCGGATCGGCACATCGCCGCCCTCGATGGGCCCGAGGTTGAACACCTCGCGCCACTCGTTGGGCGTCAGGGCCCCGCGGTCGACCATGGCAACCAGCGCCAGCTTGGACTTCGTGCTGGCATACTGCAACCGATTGGCCTCGAAGATGATCTCGTTCCCGTGGCCGATCTCTCGGGCGGTGAACAGCTTGGAGGTGAACTCCAGGCTCATCTGCACCGCCAGCGGCTCGATGGTGGACTCGTAGAACGCGTTCCACTGATCCTCGTCATAGTCGCCCTTGACAATGGCCTCGGAGACGCCGAAGTACCGGAATACAGCGTCCCTCAACTCCTTCATCTGCGCCGCGTTGATCACCACAGGCTGGGTCTTCAGTTCCTGATATTCCGCCTTGCCGTCAAGGGCCGCCACGCCGCCGCTATTCTGGACGGTCATGTATTGCTGGACAAACCGCTGCCTGGCAGCCTCGATGTCGGCGTCCTTCAGAAGACCTTGGAACTTGAGGATGCCTCGCAGGTGGGCCGAGGTCTTGACGGCCTCGGCAAGGCCCTCGTTCGTGGTGTGGATCGCCGAGAGCGTCGCATGGATCGGCGTGTTGGGCTCTCCCAGCAGGTCATTCCGGTAATAGTGCCGGCGGAGGTGGATAACCTCGGAGTAGGGCAAGGTCACCTGACCGCCATCGGCAAAGCGGAACTTGACGTAGAGCGTCCCACTCTGATCCTCGAGGAACTCGGCCGCCTGGCAGTTGATCGGCCAGATGGCGACCAGCTGCGAACCTTCCCAGTACGGGTAGGCGAACGCGTTGTTGTCGATCATCAGGGTGGTGATGAGTCGGTACAGGAAGTCATAGGCATTCATGTTTGGGTTCGGCCGCACCGTCAGCAGGCGCTCGATCTGGCCTCCGACGGGAATGACCTGGCCGTCGACCCGACGGATATGGCGGGCCTTGAGCTTCGCCGCGTTGCGGGCGATCGCATCGACTGCGGCCCTGACCACATCAGCCTCATAGGGCATGCCCGCCCAAGGCG